CAAGGCTATGCCGGACAGCCGCATTCCTGTGTCTAGTAAGCGCGGTGGAATATGGCGATCAAGACGAGATACGGCTAAGAAGCAGATGCAGGATTTGGTCGATGCGTGGGACGAGGCAACTCGCTATTACAACCACGATCAGGCCAGTCACCGTGACGGACAACAGAACCCAGACGTGGCTGGCAACCGTCGAGTTGCACGACGCCTCAACGAGATGGCGTCGTCCACTGAGAACGTCATATTCAGCAATGTTAACGCTCAGGTCCCCGAACTGTACGCTAAGAACCCGATCGTATCGGTTAGCTTGGAGCCTCGTGCTGAGGCACCGATTGACCAAGTGGGTGACGATCTCACAAGAGCAGTGCAGCGACTGGTTGATACACTGTTCAGTATGAAGCACCCGCCCGGTGTGAACATCAAGCCCAAGGCCAAGCGCAACGTGTTGGTTGCATTGTTGATGAACAGGGCGTGGTTCGAGGTTGGTTACACGAAGAAGGACAAGAGCAGCGAGCAGGCAGTGAACGATCTGGTCACACTGTCGCAGGAGCTTGCAGAAGCGAAGGATGCTGAGGAGATCAGAGAGATTGAGCAGAAGTTGGTTGCGTTGGAAGAGAAGGTCGAGTTTCTCCAACCGAGCGGACCGTTTGTGCGCGTCCGTTTGCCTAATAAGGTATTGGTTGATTGGGATAGTTCTGATCCTTACCTCACGGACGCCAACTGGATCATGATCGAAGATTTTCTGCCTACGCAGTACATCAACGCGGTGTTTGCGACTGAGGATGAGGAGAAGGAGGAGTTCCGTTCGATCTTCGAGCCGACGCACATCATGAATGGTGGCACGTCTGGTGACAACGGTGAGGATGACTTCACGCTGTTCGACAAGACTGATGCCAGCTATAGCGCGTACGGCTTCGATGACAAGGACACGTATGAGAAGGCGCAGCGCACGAAGGTCTGGTACGTGTGGGACAAGGTGACGCGCCGGTTGGAGCTGTACGCAGACAATGACTGGAAGTGGCCGATCTGGGTGTGGGACGATCCATACCAGTTGCAGGGCTTCTTCCCACTGACACCCATGTGGTTCCATGACAACCCAGTGGCAATGTATGCCAAGGGTGAGGTGAGTTACTACCTCGACCAGCAGGACCAGATCAACGAGATCAATGATGAGCGTCGCAGGGCGTTGTTGTGGGCACGCAGGAATATCTTCTACAACCCGAACACCGGTATGACGCAGGAGCATGCTGATCGGATACTGAAGGGACCGGAGGCTGTCGCTACACCGCTTACGTTGCCTGAGGGCATGAAGCATGAGGATGCGATCTTCAGCATACCGCCACCGAGCATGGCGTTCACTCAGTTGTTCGACAAGAAGGACTTGTACATGAGCATCGACCGCATCGCTGCTACGAGCGAGGCGGAACGTGGTGGTGAGTTCAAGACGAACACGACCAACCGTGCGATTGATTACTACAGCACGATGGGCAACATGCGTATGGACATGCGTCTGGACGCGATTGAGGACGCACTCGGTGATGTTGGTTGGAAGTTGGCGCAGTTGTGCTTGCGGTTCATGGATGCACAGACGGTCAACGACTTGACGGGCTTGGATGTGACGCCGTTCTGGCGACCGTTGGACAACCTGCGTGATCTTGCTGCGATGAGCATCACTGTGGTTGGTGGCAGTACGCAGAAGTTGACCACGCAGCAGAAGAAGCAGGAGGCGATACAGATCGGTCAGGTGTTGGCGCAGTATGTGCGTGCTGCACCGGCTGCTGCGTTGAAGGTCACGCTCAGTATGATGAGCAAAGCGTTCGATGACTTCACTGTCAGCAAGGAGGATTGGGACGCAATCGCCGCTGAGGTGCAACAGACGCTTGTTGCTGGTCAGGGTGGTGCACCCGGTATGGGCGGCACTGGTAATGCACCGCAAGGACAACCCGGTGGTGCAGAGGCTGCGCAGCAAACGCAGTCAGGTGCCGGTGGCATGCAGGTAGCCGCTATGGTCGTCCAAGCACTGCAACAGCTACCACCGCCTGTGTTGCAAGCGATTGGGCAGGCACTAGCTCAGGGCGTGCCACCGGCACAAATCTTCCAACAGATGTTGGCAGCAACGCAGGGGGGCGGTGGTAAGCCGCAACAAGCAGCATGAGTGGCACAACTGAAGACAGCATACTGAAGAACATCCCTGACTTCGCGGATGGAGGCGATGATGGCCAAGTTGAAGGTGGCAGCGATACACAAGGCACGTCGTCAACGCCTGCGTCGGGCAGTGAAAGTGGTGGCGATGGACGATCATCAGCGCCGCCTACTCAAACTGGTGGCACAGGCAGCGGAGATGACCGATCTGCACAACAAGTGCAGCGACGACACGACGGGTTGGTCGAAGTCCCAGGTGATGGTAGTACCCGTGATCTAGTTGATCCGGTAACGGGACGCACGGTTGCCAAGGGTGGTATCGAGCGGCGTGTGTTTGAGGAAGGTCAGCGGCACGCACGCGAGAACAACCAGTTGAAGCAGCAGTTAGGTGCTGTGCAGCGGCAAGTGCAGAGTGGCAATCAGGTGATGCAGGAAGCCACACGGCTGAACATCAGTCCTGAGGACCACATGGTTGCGATACGGGTGATGAGCGACTTCCTGCGTGATCCCGTGCGTACACTTGGTATGTTGGTCGAAGAGGTGAAGAGCAAAGGCTATCCCATCCCGTTCCTGCAAGAGGGTGTCAATCCGGGGATGGACCTGAATGCGATCAGCCGCATGATTGACAACAAGCTGCAACCGCTGACACAGGAGCAGCAGCGTAATCAGCAGCAGGTGCAATTGCGTCAACAGGCCGAACAGGAGTTACAGGGTTTCCTGGCTGAGAACCCCGAAGGCAACGCAAACCTTGACGTGCTGACCGAGATGTTGCAGGCTCAGCCTGACTTGAGTTTGCATGCAGCCTATACGAAGATGATACGTTGGGCACATGCTAACGGACTTGACTGGTCCCGACCGCTAAAACAGCAGTTGGGTCAGCCACAGCAGCCTAACTCCCAGCAGCCGGAACCACAGCCGCGTCAGATACCAGGACGCAGAAGTGCATCGGGTAATGGTGCCGCACCAGTCGGCAACAACGCACCGATGAGTGAAAACGCATCGTGGGGCGACATCATTCGTCAGGCGATGCAAGATCATGGTGTCCAGTTGAACTAGGAGTAGGCAATGCCTGTTGGAACAATTATCCCCGCTGTAGCAGACGTACTGCACAGCACAATGACCAAAAGTAGGCGCAAGCTGGTGATGGCCAGCATCAAGAGTAACGCGCTGATGGCTTGGGTGTTTGCGAACGACCGTGTTGAGTATGAGGATGGTGGTTACAACATCACCAATCCACTGACGGTTGGCCGCAACCCGAACGTCACGAGTTATAGCTACTACACGCCGCTGCCCGTCAACCAGACCGACGAGTTCGACACGGTTGAGTATGGGTACAGTCGTGTGGCAGGCAGTGTGATCATCTCTGATCAGGAGCAGGATGAGAACAAGGGCGCAGCGCAGATATTCAAGCTCATGCGTGAGAAGATGAATGTGCTTGAGGAGTCCATCAAGGACAAGTTCAGTCAGTACTTGTACGCGGTTGGTGGTGGTATGGACCCACTGGGTCTTGGTAGTGTGATACCGACCAACCCGACGACTGGCACGCTTGGTGGCATCAACCGGGCAACGCAGCCGCAGTGGCGCACGAGTGCATACATCTTTGCTGGTGGTATGGACAGCACGAACATCGAGGAGGTGTTCGATGATGTGCTGATGGACCTGACACTGAAGGGTGACAAGCCCACAGTGATCCTGGTTGGACGCAACATCTACCGCATGTATCGGCAGGCTGTGCGTGACAAGCTCACGTTGCCGCTGAGTGAGGGACGTGCTGGTAAGCGCATGTTTGATTTGGGGTTCGAGGGCTGTCTGCACAACAACATCCCACTGATGTATGACGAAGACTGCCCGGTGTCGTATGCGTACTTCATCAATGATGAGTTCCTACGACTGCACATGCTGCGTGGCGTGAACATGAAGGTCAAGGAGTTGGTGGCCCCGTGGAACGTCGATGCGGTGGGTAGTCGTGTGGTGTGGCAGGGCCAGTGGTGCATGTGGCGTGCGTTTAGAACTCATGCAGTGTTGACGAACTGATGCCAGCCGCACCTGCAAAGCCACCGCCAATTCAGACGACGCCCGTCACCACACCGGTGTACTGGCGTCCACAGAATTTAGATCCCCGCTGCACAAGCTGATGAGGGTGTCATGAGTTACTCGAACGAGAGTGAAGAAGACCGCCAACGTCGTGAAGAGGAAGAGCGTGTCCGACGTGAGGAAGAAGAGCGCCAACAAGTAGAGAAGACGAACGAGCCGGGTGCCGAGCCACTCACTGATGAGAAGGTGTATCCACAGACTGCACCGACTGAGCCGCGTGTGACCAATGTTGGTCGTACGCAGGAGGAGGAAGAAACTGACGTGCAGCCTACGGATGAGGAGCGAAACCAGTCAACACGTGTTGACACGTCTGAGCATGACGATGGCATTGATGCTGATGGTGACACACCGTGAGCGGCACGATTGACTTCAAGCCTGCGTTCCAAGCCGAGAAGGTGACTGGTCGGTTCATCCGCACTGTGGTGCACATCGAGGAGGAAGTGCGTGACGTTGGTCCGCTCAAGAACAAGCAGATCATTGCACGCAGGTTGGTGCCTAAGCAGGAAGAGTTCACTGACGGCTACATGATCTACTTCCCACAAGGGCACAGCATGTTTGTGGCTGCGGATGACACTGAGCAGTTGCAGAGGATTGGTGTGTTGAGCAGGCCACACATGGTGGACATGAACAGCGGTGAGATTGTGCCTGAGACGTACAGTCTGTCACCGAAGGAGATTGTGGAGCGTAAGCAACACAACCGACCGAGGGCCACAGGTGGGCTTGCCACACTAGAAGGAGACATTGAGTAATGCCCAATGTAATGACCAACCCGACGTTCTTCCCGCGTCGGATCAACAATTACGTCCCAGCGATGATGTACAGCGCGGACGTGAACTGGAACGGTGTCACGCGTGTGAGCTTCGGTGCACCTGCTGCGGCTAATGCCACTGCGATTGTGAATGCGCAGAGCATTGCAGTTGCACTGAGTGTGGACCTGACTGGTGCCACACCGATTGTCGAGACGTATGGACGCACGATCTCGGTTGTAGCCAGTGGTGCAGCGACATCCACGTTGACGGTGAAGGGGTGGGACTACCTCGGTCAACCGATCAATGAGGACTTCACACTGAATGGTGCAACACCTGTGGCTGGTAAGAAAGCGTTCAAGGCGTTCCAGACACTGGTGATCAACACGACAACGGCAGCGACCACGATCAACATTGGCACTGGTGGTGGACTTGGTTTGCCATACAAGGCACTGAGGGTTGAGTGGGAAGTGGCGAACGGTGCTGCTGTTGCTGCTGGCACACTGACTGCACCGGCACTCACTGATCCGCAGACTGCAAGCACTGGTGATCCGCGTGGCACGTATGCACCGACGACTGCCATGAACGGGACGAACATCCTCAGTGCTGCGTTCAGCTTCGCCAACGATGTGAACACGACCAACAACGGTGGTCTGCACGGCATTCGTCACTTCGCAGCGTAGTCCCCACCACGTGCG